TTACATCGTTTATCATGTTTTACTATATAGGGCAACTCTTTTAAACTATGCATAACAGTAGCATGATTTTTATTTAATGTAGCACTAATTTTTCCAAAACTCATTTCACCAAAATTTCTGCATAAATAATAATAACAGCTTCTTGCAAACACATAATCAAATTGCCTTGTTGTTTTACATATTTTTAATTTAGTATGTTTTTCAACTATACTTTTATATAGATCTGCTTTGCTTTTATAATACATACGATCCATCATTTGCAAATTGATACCAATTATAACTAGACATTACACCAGTTTTTAAATATTTTTCCCATTCTAAAAATGCTTGTTTATATGCATTACGACCAAACTCAATCATATCATCACTTAATGTGTACACCTCGCAAGTGTATGGATATGTAGTTGAAACAGCAATAAATTTAAAAGTGTCAATGCCAATCATATCCATATAAAATGCCGCTTGTAAATTATAACCCCACTTATATATATCCCTTTTAAATGCCTCTGGTGAATTATCTTGGCAAGTTTTAACATCACTAATGAAATTAGATATTTTATTAACACAATCTGGTCGCACCCTTACATCAATACCTTTATATTGTGTATAATGTGATAATTCAATTTCACCCTTGCAATATTTTTGTGCTAACTCATTTTGTCTATAAGCACCTAGTATTGATTTAATAATTTCATGTGTATCAGATTCAATTACAATTTTACCATTTGCTAGTTCAATTTGTTTTTGATATTCCTCTTTACCAGCTTTTGTTCTTTTATTTATTTTTTCAATGACATGGTAAATATTATAATAATCATCTGGCTCTAATATAGCTTGATGCACCGCTGTGCCTAATGCCATTGCTGGAGTTTCTTTAAATTTTTGATTTATTAAATGATATACAGATTTTTTGTAAATCGTTTTTAAACCACTGGCACTTATACTATCATGAGAATGATATTGCTCATTGCTGTCTTTAATTATTTTCATATACTTTAATTCTATTGTTTAATTTTTCAATTATAATATTTATGATTTCTTTTTTTTCTTGTTGTGAGTATGCAACCTCACTAACTCTAATCCACCAATGTGTTGATGTTTGTGGTGAAAAAATATCTTTTAATAGGTTACCAAATTTTCTCATTGGTCGAATAACTTTGTAAACTTTATTTACTTTCATAATTTTTCTTTTTATTTAATTCAATAATTTCTTGTTCTAACTTTCTTTTATCATCTATTATTTTTTTATAATAATTGTATTTTTCTATATATGCTTTTGACTTCCAATGTTTATCTTGTTCCCATATACTTCTATGTAAATATATTTTAACCAATACAGAATATATATTATATTCACAACCCCATTGATCTGTTTTAGTTTTGGTAACCTCACAAGAAATAACTTCATATCTTTTTTGATCTATAAATCCAGCTCCTTTAAATGGGCAATCTAAATAATGATTTAGTAATTGCTCATTCTCTGAATAATCGTAATCATGAATTTGATAAAAATAATCTCTTTTTTTAAACTTTAATAATTGTAATAAATGATATAAAAAAGTTTCTTTAAATTTTAGTTTCATAATATAATTTTTAAAATAGATTTTAAATTTAAAAAAATATTTTTAATAATTCAAATAAATTATATAAAAAAAAGGCATGAAATAAATCATGCCCTCTTAATTCCCTTTGTTTGCCAGTATTTAAAAGGGTAAATCATTGCCACCACTTGCTGGTGCTGGAGCTTGAGCATTTTGTTTAGGTTGCCAAGTATTAATTTCACCATAGTATTTACCACTCTGTGATTTTTTTAGATCTATATTAACCCAACCATTTTTAGTATGTTTATCTAAAAAAGGTTTAAATTCATCTACTTTAACACTTAAATTACCAATTACAAAATCTGGTGCATTGTCATTTCTTTTGACAATTAAACCCTCTGTAAAAATTTTTTCATTTGCTTCCATATTATTATTTTAAATTAAATTGATTATTGATTTTTGTTCTATATTCTTTTTTCATTTTAAAGTTTGCAATTACTTTCTCGGCTTGTTCTTTTGTGCCTTTTAGTGTTGCAATTAGTTCAGCTTCTTTTAGCCAAGATTTATTATCTTTTGACTGATTATTTACAGCTGTTTGAACCTCATCGGCTGATGCTATTGCAGTATCTATACCAATACCCAAGTACCCTAATGCCCTACCTAAAGCACTAGTAAAACCATTTTCAACAAATGATGTTTTGTTAATATAGCTTGAATCTCTATACTCTTGAGCATGAGCAACTGCCATTTCAAATCCATCTGGATTTATTATGGTTACTTTAAATAACCCCTCTTTTTCATCTAAGGAAACAACATCCTCAGATATTCGCCAACCTTTGTATTGTGGTTGTGTTGTAAAAAATATCAATCTCTCATTGACTGTAATATATTCTTTACCCTTAATGTTTACTGATTTCATAAATTTTTAAAGTTTTAAATTAAACGACTTACATTGAACCCATGATCTTCTAGTTTTTTTATTTCATCAACAGTAAAGCGACCAGGGTTTTCAATTCTGCTTTTTAAAGTTGGCATTGTACAACCTAAGATTGTACAGATTTGGTATCGCTTAAATTTTAATCTTTTAAGCTCATTCCTAAAATGCAATTCAAATATCATATTTTATATTATTTAGCTTACAAAAATAAAAAAATATTTTTAAATAAAAGAATTATTTTAATTTATTTACAAAAAGAAAACCCCCAAAGTATAGGAACTAAGAGGGTTTTCAGAGCAAACAAGGAAAAGAAAAAAGTTTAAAAATGTACTTTAAATGTACTGGCTTGGTCATCATCTTGATTTGGTATATGCATCACCAACTCATAGGAATTTCTTTTTATATTGTAAGTCATTTGATCAATTATACAGCTAACTGGTTCTCTTAAAATAGATGATCCAAAATTAACCCATATTTTATTATTTAATCCAAAAGGTGTTTTTTCTAAATTATATACTTTGCCCTCATATCTAATCAATTGAGTTCTATAATCATTAATGACTTGTTGAGTTATAATTTTTTCAAGTGATTTAGCAAAATTAGCATTGTCATCTCTAGGTCGTATAACTTGAGCTGTGCTACTTAAAACATTTGCATAATTATTTTGTGATAATTGTAAATCATCTAATTCTAAAACACCAGTTAAATTTGTGCCTGTTGCCCTAACTCTTTTGTATTCAAAATCATCTATTTTACCATAAAATGGTGTTCTTTTATCACCCTCTTTACGATCAAATTCAAGTGTAATATTATCATAATATAATGCATTTAATCCACCAGTATTTTGGACATAAGGTTCGTATAAATCAATAAATAATAAACCAGTTATTGGAAATGTACCAACATCATATTTAAACTCTTGCCACTTATCAGCATCTTGTTCAATACTTTGTATGTTTACAACAGCAGTTGTTTGCCATGCCTCAGTTGTATCGTTCCAATAATAGGTTGGATCTTGGGGTGGTGGTGAGCTTGGATCTGGACCTACTCTTAATTGCCATCTAAAACTAACAGCACCATAATTAGAATTAACATCAAAATATGTATTTACTTTTAGGGTATGCCCTAAATGTGATGAGTTATAAGCATTAACTGCAACTGAGTTTGACAATGTTTTTCTTGTGCCAGTTTCATTACCTTGAAATTGAGAATTTTTAAAACTTTGATTGCCTTGTTTACTAAATTCAGTTGATATAACACCAGGTGATGTTGTGCCAGTTGATGTGTATGTTGTCCAAAATGTTAAACCATTTTCAAATCCACTATTTTGAAAATTATTAGTTTCTAAATATTGTGATGTTTCATGACTTATTTTAAACTCTTTTAATGGTCGTAAATATTCTTTAGATAAACTATTCTCAATTGGTTTTAAATCACTCGGTATTTGTCTTAAAACATCTGTTGTTGGTGCTGACTGATATGTGCCATTGTGATTATAAATAATATACTTTATTGATTCTGTCCCATTATTAACTAAACTAGCAGATTCAGATGCTCTAATATTAGTAGGTATTGTGCCACCTTGAGCTGTTGATGCACTTGCATCCTTTATACTTTGTGCTGAATAACTAGAATTATTAATTATATACCATTTTCCAAATGATTGGAATATTCTAGCATTTGTAATTTTTAAAATTTGTTCTAAAACATGCTTAGCATTATTAATACCTAAAAAATCCTTTTGTAATGTAAATGGATTTATGCTCATTGCATCATAAATACTGTAAATAGTAGATCCAGCATTTCTAATAAATATATCTTGACTTACATATATATCAAGATCTAAATCTAAATTATCAAGTGTTGATGTTATCCATTGTCTAGCTGATAATGCAGTATAACTATCCTGATATAATGTCATATCAAATGAATCTAAAGTACCTAAACCATCAATTGCATTTAAAGTAATTGGAAAAGGATTTGTTGTAACAGCTTCTTTAAATTGATCATTTACAAGCCAACCGATCCAAAATAACTGATAATTATTTGATGCATCTTTATATGATATTTTAACTTGGTATTCCCTTTCATCATATTCATAAAAATTATCATAATTAGTATCATCAGTTACAAAAAAATTAAGTGTACATTGAGAACCTTTGATTGGTGAATAAAAATTATCATCACCTTGCCAACTTATAACACATGGCTCAGCACCACCAACTATATCAAATACTGTTGTTGAGGTATAATTTTTTTTAAGTATCTCAATTTTTTTACCATTTTCTAAGTCATCAGAAAACTCTAATCTATATTTTACACCATAAGCCATTATATAATTCTATTTCTGTTTTTATTTGCTCTTTGTAATGCAACAACTAGATCTTGACCTTTTAAAGCAAATTGCCCACTTACTTGCACTTGAGATGATTCCCTATCACCTATCATGTTCTTTAACTTATCTAATGGTGCCACAACCTCTGGGTTAGATCTTGCTCCAGAATATTCTGCAAAAACTCCCATTGTTGGGGTTGAAACAATACCCCCTTTTGCAAATTGTTTAGGTTTTTTTACTTTACCAAAAGCACCCTTTACAGCAACAGCGGCTCCAGCTAATAATGCTGGTAAAACAAATGCCGCAATAGGACCCATTGACTTTGCTGTATTACCAGCCGCCTCAGCACCAAACCCCATTGTTGTAGCTAGTGATGCTCCTAATGCTGTCATCGCTGTTTGTATTAAAACACCAGCAAAAGTACCTAAAGCACTTTCACCAGCTCCAAGAGATTGTGCAATTGATGAACCCATTTGTTGAAATGTGCCTTTTATAGCATCACCCATTTGCAATCCAATTTCTTTAAACTTTTCCATTTTTTCTTGTTGTAAAAGTACATTCGCTAATAATGTTGAACCCATAGCATTTAGTTCAGCATCAAAAGCTGGTTTGTTAGCTTGCATTGATTCTGTTAATAATTGTACTGGATCTTTAACACCACTCATGTCAATACCAATACCACCTAATTTCATTGGTTTATTATCGGTACTTGTTTTTTCAGCACCAGGTGCATCAATTCCAACGCCTTGCAATACACTTTGTAATTTGCCTTTTATAAAAGTTCCAGCATCTGTTAAAGCTGTATTTAAACTTTCAACAGTTGCATGAGTTAATTGACTATCTAAAGCATCTTGATAATCTTTAGCAAAAGTATCCCCTATTTTTTCAGCACCCTCAGATGTAATTCTATCGGCTTCTTTCATGCCCTCCTCTATAATAGAACCAAAACTGCCATCAATACCCTCCTCTGAAAATTCTTTAACTAGTTTCCAAAAAGTAGAAAAACCATTTGTTAGTTTATCAATTTGCATTTGTGCCGCTATAAATACAGTTTTAAAAATAGATTTTAAACCACCTATAACAACTCTTAATAATGTTGTAGAATTATATAAATCAACAAACCTATTGTATAAACCAACTAAAACTGGTGCAACCTCTGCCCAGTTTGTTGCTATTATATAAGCAATACCAGCCACCGATGCCGCAACAGCACCTAATGGTGAAAGCAAAGTTCCAACAACAGTTACTAATGTGCCAAATAAACTTAATAATGTTGGCAATGCAATAACTAAAGCTCCAACACCCAAAATTATATTTTGTGTTGATGCATCTAAGTTTGTAAATGAGCTAAAAAGTTTTGAAATAACACCAGTAATTTTTTGTATTGCTGGTAATAATGCTGTCAATAATACCGCACCCATTTCTGCAAATGATTCTCTAGCACCATTAAGAGCTTTTTTTAATCTAAATGATGCACTTTTTGCAGTTTCATCAAATGCTTTTTTTGTTGCACCTTGAGATGCATTTAATTCAGCAAATATCTCTTTTGTAGTATCGGCACTTTTACCAGTTAAATCTAATACCCCTCTTAATGCTCTTATATTTGGGAATACTCTTGCCGCCGCATCACCATTAGCATCAAATTCAGTTTTTAAAGTTTCTAAGACAGATAGTAAACCCTCCTCTTTTATTTGTTGTTTTAAACCGCTACTAGATAAACCCATTTCAGATAGAGCTTCCTCAGCTTGTTTTGTAGGTTTTAGTAATCCAGATAAAATACTATTTAATTGTGTTGCACCTTGAGCCGCATTAGTTCCAGTTCTTGACATTGCCGCCATTGCCGCACCAACTTCATTAAAACTAACACCCATATTAGATGCAACTGGCAAAACTTGCCCCATTGATGATGCAAGATCTTCACTATTTAATTTACCCTCTCTAACTGCCGCTGTTAAAACATCTGTCGCATCTGTTGCTGAAAGTGTATCTGAACCATAAGCATTCATTGCTGATGTTGCTAAGTCAGCAACTTGAGAAACATCACCTAAACCAGATGCACTAGCTTTTAAAGATGCATTTAAAACACTCATTGCATTAGCACCCTCTAAGCCAGCAGATGTTATATAAAATAAAGCATCACCAGCTTGTTGACTACTTATACCAGTATTTTTTGCCATTTCTCTGGCTTGTTTACCCATCTTGTCAACATCCTTACCAGCTAAGCCAACCAATGATTTTATTTTAGTCATTGATTTATCAAAGTCAGCACCCATTTTTATAGCCGCACCACCAGCAATAGCTAATGGCAAGCTAAATTTTTGCATACTTGCACCGACTGACTTCATTTTTGAGCCAAATTGCTTTAACTTTCCAGATGCTTGTTTGAAACCAGTTAATTGTAAATCTAATCTTAACTTTGCCATGAATTAATTTTTATCAAAAATACAAAAAAAATAAGCCACCTATTTTGGTAGCTTTTTTTTATTTACTTTCTTTTTAAATTTTAAAAATTCCTCTTTAGTTGATTTTGGTTTACCTTTGCCTAAATAAACATCTTGAGGTAATGGAAACAATTTGTCTGGTGTTATCATTTGTGCTTTTTTATTACAATTAACATTGTAAAGCATTGATGCTAAATACCTTGTTTGTTCCCATAGTAAGTTGGATTTTATCATGTGTGATTCACCCATTAGATGATTCTCTTTCCATGTATTTTTCCAAAAAACATCTGGTGTTATCCCAGCTTGACCAATATAAAAATCTAGTAAACTATCCCAAGTCAGCTGGGTAGTTACTTTCCCTCTTTTGTGGGTTTTGTAGTTTTCTTAATATTTCTAGCAACACCCATATTAAGATCATTGCCTAATATTCTGGATTCCATCATTGCTTCAATAACTTTATTTAATTTTTCAGCATCAAAATCTTCAAGCCACATACCAACCTTAAATTCATTATAATCAATTTCATTACTTTGTTCTTGATCATGTGCTAATAAACCAGAATAAATAAGTGATCTTATTCCTTTAATAGAAATACCATTGTTAAATACATCACCTATTTTATCTAGCGATACATCCATTTGATCAGTAAAGTTTGACCAGAAATTCATTGAAAAATGCATGGTTCGCATTTTACCACCTATTTTTAGGGTATAGTAACCTCTTTTCTTGTTTGCCATATTAATATATATTTATAGGGGTATAGTTCCTTAATTTATACCCCTTTTAATTTATGTTAAAAAGTAATTACTATACAGTTGTAATTGCACCATTTACAGTAATTGATCCACTATATGTTGCTGGTGATTCCATTTCTGCACTCATCTCAACAGAGCTTAAAAACCCAGAACCAGTATAGACAGTATCAGCACCATCAGCAGTTCCAAATGTCCATGTTACAGCTCTACGAGCTATAAGAATGTCAGCAAAATCAATTGGGTTTGCATCATCATCATAAGCAATTAATCCCTCAAAAGAAATTTCACCACTTTTAACTCCAGCAATCACTTCTTGAAAACCATTGCTATCTTTAGTAGTAGCTTCTGGTAAATCATTAGAAAGAGAAAGTGAACAAGATGTTGAATGTCCAATAATAGTGGATGATGCAATTGATGTACCATCAGTCAGTTTTAGTAGTAAATCAGTACCATTAAATACTCCAGTTGTAGCCATTTATATATATTTTAAATTATTAATCTTCAACAAATATACAAATAAAAAAATTATACATCTTCCCAGTTTGTAGCAATATCTTCCCACTTAGCAAATACATTATCCCAAGTTAAACCAACACTAGGATCTGTTATTGAAAATACACCAGTTAAATTAATTTCTAGGTTAAAACTTGTTGCAGTTTCAAACTCAGCAGTTTCATCAACTGAGTTTATAAAACCCTCACCCCTAACAATTAGTTTTGGATTTACAGCATCTTTAAAATAAAATGTTGCTTTTTGTTTTGTTATAACCATATCAGCCAAATGCTCAAAACTTAGTGCATCTGAATAATCAGTTAAACATTCACAACTTAATGTTCCAGATTTAACACCTGGTATAACTTCTTTCCAACCTAAACTTTCTTTAGTTGTAGATTCTGGTAAGTCAACATTGACATTAAAACTAGTGCTTTTAGAATGCCCTATAACTGTTGTATCTTTTAATAATAAAAAGCTAGTGGCATTTATAACAGCCATGATCTATGCTTCTTCTGGAATAATCTCGTATTCGCCAGATTCTAAATTAACTGAGATTTTTCCGTACTTTTCCTCAAGTTCTTTTTTAAGATCATTTTGCTCATCTTCTATTTTTTTCAATTCACCTAGTAAAGATTCTTTTGTTTTTTCTAAGTTAATTTTTTGAATAGATATTGCACCCATATTAGATACAACTTGATTAATTTTGCCTTGATTTTCTTGTAAAGATTTTAATTCTTTTTCCTCTAGTTTGCTCATTATTATTTATTTAATTACTTATTATTAATTCCAATCTGGGTGTAAATACTCATTAACTGGATTTATTTGTAAATTTATTTGCTTGTCCAATGCTTCTTTTAAAATATTAACATCAATACCAGCTTCTAGCCAACTAACAACATCTTCTTTTGTTAATTCATCGTAGGGAATAAATGGAGTTTCTGGATCATATTCAACAGCTAATGTGCTAACACTACTAGCTGTATATTCTCCAGTTGGATCAACTGCTATATAATTGTAGTGTATAA